AGTTGATAAACCATGTGTTCGTTCGGCGCGTAGCGGCCGTAGTCGATGACCACGTACCAGGTGCCGTTCTTGTACTTCTCGACGCTGTTGAGTTCCGGATGCAGATACACGCTGCCGCCGGGAATGGTTTCGTCGGCGACCAGGGTCTGCAGCCAGTCGTTGATGCGCTTGACCTCCTGATCCATGAAGGATTTGGTGAGGTTTTTGGCCATGGCTTTCTGGCCGGCCTTTACCAGCTTGCGGCTGATCGCATCTTCGAGGCCGACGTAGCTGATGAACTTGCCGGTGATCGAGCGGTTGCCCAGCAGCGAGAAGCCGCCAAGCACGGTGCGGGCGTAGTAGCTGACGCCGTAACGGTTGAGCAGATCGCCTTCGGTGGACGTGTCGAGGATGTTGTACTCGACGACTCGCGAAACGTCTTCGGCGAAGGTCACTTGGTTGCCCGGGCTCTCCCACTGCTTGACCTTGGCCAGCGCGGCAATCGCCAGACTGGAGGGGGACAGGAAGACGTTTTTCTTCGCTGCTTTCGAATACACGGCGGGCATGTTGTGCACCACCAGGCAACGGTCGAAACCGAGTTCGGCGCCGCCGAGTTCCTGGCTATACAGCACCTGATCGGCCACCGAGACATCCTTGCCGTCCAGCACTACACGGGCCTTGATGCGCTTGCCGAACGCGGCAAACTCACCGGCCACCGCTTTAGTGCCGGTGAAGCCCGGCGCGCCGATGATGGTCAGGTCTTCCGGGACACTGCCCAGCGCCGCCAGACCCAGCTTGCGGCCAGTGGCCGGCTCGACACCGCCAATCACATTGTTGACCGTGTCGGCCGGCGTCGCGCCTGCCTCGACGATGACTACGTACACCGGCACCTTGACCACTTTGAGGATCTGGTAAACCGCGTGATACAGCGTGCCCTCTTCCGACCCAGTCGGATCGAGCAGCGCATGGGTGGTGAAGCTGTTGATGCGAAACGGCGCGTTTCGCGGAATCAGCGGATCGGCTTTCGGCGCAGTGCCGACCAGCCCGATGACGTTGTCACCCAGGCCACCCATGGCCTCGGGGGATTCAGTGGCATTGACGGTAATGCCGTTGTGCTCGAAGTTCAGAACCTCAGCCATGTTCAGTCAGCCTTCTTGGCAGCGGCCTTTTTGGCCTGGGTGGTTGGGGTTTTCAGTTCCAGTCGACCGGCGAAGTGCAAGGCACTGGCCTCGACATCGAGCAGATCGAGTTCTTGACCAACGCTCGACCAGTGCCCACCGCCGGTGGGGAATGGGACGAGCACGGTGTAGGTTTGGCGGGTTGCCATTTTTCGTTTCTCCATAAACGGGAAAGCCCTTCGGGAGGGAGGGGCTTGGCGGGTAAGAAAACGCCCCAAAGGTGCGGGGCGTTTTATAGAAGCGTCACAAATTAATCTCAGTGGATGGCGGTAAACCCGGCCAGCCCTCAGTCAGCATTTCGGGACGATAATTTCCACGGTCGATTGCCTGCAGCAAGTCGCGCTCACGATCAAAACAGGCCTGGACGTGGGTACGTACAGCCTTGGCGATTTCAAGAATGCGGGTCGCATCCAGTTCGACAAAACCATTGGCAGTCTTGAAGTTGCATCGGTACTAAGGATCGACAATTGCCGATAAACCCATTCCGGCAATCAGCGTTTGGCTGTCACGTGTGGTCTCGATGGTCAATCCATCAAAACTGACACTAGCGGCCTCCCGCATAAAGCGTTCGGCGGCAACAGCGTCTGCCTGTGCCTCGGGCGTGACAATCGGCGAGTCTTGGGGCGAGAACAACCATTCACCGTCACGCTCAATTGCTCTCCAGCCTTGGCGTGGAAGTGGATCGAGATGATCGACGCGGACCCATACCAGCGTCGGCGGGTACAGCGTGGAGATATCCTCGTTGGTTTCGGTATGCTCAACGACCGTGTCGGCAAAAATACGTACGTAGGTGTTCATCAGGTCCACTCCTCGATAATCACGATGCCGTCACCACCATTGCCACCTTTGAGGTTGTTCGGACACGACGGCTTGGCCAACGCCCCGCCTCCACCCGCACCAGCGTTCACCGATCCCTCGCCGTCACGACTGGCGCCGCCAGAAGGGTTGCCGCCCGGACCGAAGTTGCTGAGGCCTCCTTCGCCGGATGTGCAAAGAGACAATGTCGGCCCGGTCACTCCACCGCCACCCTGGCCATTGGCATTGATCATGGAGCCGCCGGTTGCCAGTTCGGAGTTTGGGCTTCGACCAAGTTGCAGAGGCGGCACAACGTTGAGCGAGAACCCTCCACCGTATCCTCCGGGTGCAGCGATTCCGGCAAACGATGTTGTGCCCCCGTTGAGACCGATATTTGCAATGACGCCCGCTCCGCCCTTGCCGAGAGTGATCTGCTGACCGTCGAAACCTTGGGTCAGCCAACCTTCTGCATAGGCGCCAGCAGAACCGCCGCAACCGGCGGAAAGCTGAGTGTTGGCCGTTGAGACCGCACCGCCGCCAGCACCACCACCGCCTTGCAGCCTGTATTTGATTTTTTTCGTGCCAGGACCCGACTGGTAAATTTCGTTGGCCTTGAAAATCCGGGTCCTTAAATAACGGCCGGATGCATTGCGAACTTCGTCAGCGAGCGCGGCGATGTCAATGTTTCCCTGATTGATCGGGGCGTTCCAGGCCTTGATGCACCACATCACCGCGAGGTTGCGCGGTCTTACAACACCGCCATCAGCCAGGATTGACGAGGTCACAACCCCAGAAGTCGTATACGTCCTGGCCACGCCTGGATAATCGGTGGCTATGAATACGTCAGCCTGAGCAGCCGCTACCGAGGCCTGTATAACCTCAACCGTCAGGTTCGGATTAGGGTTGCTGTCAAACGTAGTCACCGTGCCCTTTTGAGTTGAGCCAATCACACGACCGGCGTCTGCGCCTCGCTCATGATCCCACCCACGTAAAAACTCCCCACGCGAATCCGGTAGTCGGAAGTTGCCTGCACCCTCGTCGCCTTTGTTGAATTTCGTACCGAGATAGGTAGCCAGATCCGGATAAGTCGCAGTGCTCTGCACACTGCCATCCAGTTCCAGAAATCCAGGTGGGACGATGCCTGTAGGAAAGGCCATCACAGCGCCGACCGGTACGGCAGATCCAAGCCGCGAAACTTCCTTGACCAGCGCCGCTACGTCAATACTTCCCTGATTGACCGAGGCGTTCCAGGCTTTGATGCACCACATGACAGCGATGTTGCGAGGGCGGGTTTCACTTCCACCGCTTGATGAAATATAGCTCTGCCCACCTCCGGAACCCGCGTACGCCGCACCGCTCCCACCGCGATCACCAGCCGATGAGTTGACAATACCAAGCACGGTTCCAGAACCCACGGCGCCATTTGCGAATAACGCGCTGTGGGAGTGAGCCTTGATGTCATCCCCTTGAGATGACCCCATCTCTCGGCCCGCATCCACTCCCCGCCCATGATCCCAACCCCGCAAAAATTCTCCGCGCGCCTCAGGCAACCGGAAATTACCAACCCCCTCATCACCCTTGTTGAATTTGCCGCCCAGATACGCGCTCAAGTCCGGATAAGTCGCGCTGCTCTTGACGCTGTTATCCAGCTCCAGAAACCCAGGTGGTGGCGCATCAACCGGGAACGCCACAATCGACCCCACCGGCAACGCCGAGGCCTTGGCAATCAGCGCTTCAACTTCAGCCTTGGTGTACGAATCCTTGATACCAAACCCGGCCAGCGTTTCAGGATTGGCACCGGCCGTTGCGCGACCATATTCATCAACCGTCAGACTCTTGTAAGTCCCGACAGCAATCCCGGTTCGCCCGGCCAGCATCTTGAAGGTCAGTGCGGTCGTGCCCAACGTGATCGGCCCGTTGGTGGTCAGGTGCCACAACGAATCACCGTTCGCCGTGCCCTCCTCGACCATCACCGTCAGGCCCGGAGTGACCTTGGCACTGGTGTTGGCATCAGTCGCCCGCACCCAGTCACCGTTGGCGACAATCCACAGGCCATTGTCCTTGGCCAGGGTCTGGCTCGGCAGCAACACGCGGTCGCCAGCGATCACCGCCACACCATCAATCTGCTGCGCGCCGTTCAACACGACATTGCCAGTCGCCGCGACCCGCACCGATTGTTTGCCGTCGAGCTTGCCGAGTTCTTCGGCCAGATAACTCATGACCCAGGCACGCGTGGCCTTGACCACCGTGTCATCAATCAACAACGTCACCAGCGACGCATTGCTCGTCTCGAAAATCGAGCGGATGTAAAACTCCTTGCCCGAGCCCGACGTCGCCAGCACCGGCTTGAACGACTCCGGATATTTGACGATGGCGTAGAGAATGCCGGTGTCAGTCCACAGCCCGGCTTCACGCACATACCAGCCGCCGACGTCCGGCGGAATGGTCACTTCGGCGAGCAGCCAGCTCGGATTTTTCTCGTCCTGGAACAGTGCATTGAGCGGCCCGCGCCAGACTTCGCGTTTCAGCGCGGTGGCGGTCGCGGCCGGGTTGTAGACCGCGCCGTTGCCGTCGCCGACGGAAATCTGCGTCAGCTTGATCGGCACACCCGCGGCCTTGCACGCCGTTTCGTAGGCAATCCCTGCGTTGGTGAGCAGGGTGTAATAGTCAGCCATTCAGGCCCCCTGAGGATAGATAGTGGATGTTTCGACGGTGTACATGCCGGCAGCCATGAACGCCTCTCCCGAGGTTTCAAGCCCTTCGATGAACACCGGATAAACGGTGGTCAGTTCGCCGCAGAACGTAGCGGCGCCGATGACGTGATTGCCGAACGCGCTCAAGCCCACCGACACCGAAAGAATGTCCCGCTCGCTTTTGGCATCGGCCAGACGTCGGTCGAGACGTGCATCGATTTCTTCGCTATAGGGTTGTTCGCTGAAGGCACGCACGGAAAAGCTGTACGGCGCGCCGGACGGTGTTTGCTCGTACCAGGCGCGGATCTCGGGTCTTAATTGCAAACCCTTGGCGGCGTTTTCCAGTGCCTTGCGAGTGCCGGCCTGGCGCGCGGTGGGCCAGGCCAGTTCGACGGTGAGGCGCTTCTCCGCCACCGGCGCATCAGTGCTCCATTCGGCGACGCCACGATCGGCAGCCAGATAAGGCAGGAAGGCCACCGGCGTTTCGCTAGGGTTCATCAGTTCCGGGAACGGCGGTGCGATGCGATCAAGCAAGGTGCCGAAGCCCAGATCCAGTCCGCGTTCGAGGGCCGAGCTGTTGGCGGGCAGCAAGGTCGGGCGCTGAGTTTTTTCACTCATAGCGTCAGCACCTCGACTTCGACCGCTGTGCAATACGGCGCCTGAAACGCGGTGGTCACGATCGGCGTCAGCGGTTCGAGAATCTGCAGTTGCACGGCGCCGGCGCTGTGCAATGTGTAGTCGATCCAGCTCGGATCGACCCGACCTTCGAGGCGATGACAACTGTCGGCATACGCCTGCAATTGTGCTTGCGCGGCGACCCTGGTCAGGCCCGAATCAGGGCCGGAATTGATCTTGGCAATGACGCGGATTTTGTAGCGCTGGATCTCGGCAGCCTTGACGGTGACGAGGTCGGTTTCCGGGCGCACATCAGGGCGGGCAAAGTGCTGACGAACGCCGTCGAGCAATGTCTCGGAAGGTGTGCCATCGCCTTCTCGCGAAAGCACGGTGACCTGCACTTCGCCCGGCGCAGTGCGCCGTCCATTGCCATCCTTGACCTGCGCGGCGAGGCCGTCGGGATCGAAGGTGTAGGTGACGTTTACCACGCCGGAATCAGTGGACTCAACCTGCACCGTGGGCCGCTCGCCGAGGGTGAACACCTCGCGGCGATACTGCATCCGCGAACCCGCCGCCGGTGCATGGGGCGCGAGGTAATAACGCAGCCGAGCGTCGTCATCACTTTCATAAATCGCCGGTACCGGCGGGAATGCCGCCGGGTCGCCGGGATCGAGCAATTGCCGCTCCAAACCCATGTCCGCCAGCCGCGCATCGAGATTGCTGCCGGTCGCCCACCACGCCAGCATCTGCTTGATGCGTGCATTGTATTTACGCTCATGGGTTTGCAGACGCACGCAGAACGCTTCCAGCGCCAGGGTCAGCAATTCGCTTTCGCTTTCCAGACTCGCCTTGAGTTTCACGGCGCTGGCCGGCGAGCGAGCCCCCACGTACTCGATGACGAAAGCCTTGAACTCGGCGAGCAAGTCTTCGAACGCTTCGACCTTGATCAGCGCGGGTTCGGCCAGCTGGTTCTGGCCAGGGATCAGCATGCTCATGTCACCACCTCGAAGGTTTGTTGACGGTTTTTCCAGGTACCGGCAAAGCGCAGCAGCAGGCCGTCGCCGTGACGGCTGGCGACAATCACTTGCGGCTGAAAATCGTCGATGCCGTTTTGCGAGTTGTAGAACGCTTGCGCGGCGTGGCTTTGTGCCAGAAGCAGAATGTCGTCACCGAGGTTCTGCCCGAGGAGAGTGGGAATCAGCGAACCGTACAAAGGTCGTTTCTGCCGGGTGCCCAGCGGTGTGGTCAGGGCTCGGGTCGCGCGCTGCACGAATTGCAGCCAGTCGTCGACCGTGGCCCCGCTGTCTCTATCGATTCCGATCATGGGAGGCTCTTGAATCAGGGGCTGATGACGCGGCCCTGGTGATCGACCAAGGGGCCGCTGAAGTGCACGCCCGAGGCGTCGATACTCAGGCCGACGGCGCCCAGTTGCAGGGTGATCAGTTGTGGCGTCATGGCCAGACGTGCAGGGCCGATGCTCAGTTCGAGCGACTCGCGAGACCCGTTGAATTGCGCGGGTCCGTTGAGCCAGTGCAAGGCGTGGCTAGCGTCGTCGTAACCGCTTTCGCTGCCGTCCTGATGCACCCGACGGGTCAGCGTCGGCACAGTCGAGGCGGGAGGAAAGCGGTCACTGTTCAAGCCGAACAACGCGACACTCTGCGCACCGCTTTCACCGCTGCCATAGTTGAACAGCAGGCATTGCTCGCCCACTGTCGGGATGCGCGATTCGCTTTGCGCACCGGCGCTAGGGTTGAAGAACTTGATCGCCGGGGTGAGCAATCCACCATGGCTGACCTGGCAAGTGTTACTCGCCGCATCAATTGACTGACAGATGCCAATGCGACAGAAACTCTCGGCGCGGCGGTGCAAGTCTTCGATTTCCGCTTCCATTTCCGCCAGACGCTCAATGATCGGGCCAAGCTGCATACGCAGTAATGCATCGAACATCGGTCAGCCCTCCAGCGCGGTGTACTGGTCTGGATCGTCGATGTTGCTGACTTCCCAGGTGCGAGCGAATTTCGGCATGCCCAGTGGATCGTCGAGCAGGATCGGACCGAGGTAGAGCGTCTGCTCGAAGGTCAGGGCCCAGGCTTTGTATTGTTGATCAGCACTGATAAGCAACGACGGCAAGCCATCGATATTCAGGGGCAGATCGCATTGATCGCCGGGCAATCCCCAGCGGTTGTCGGTGATCAGGTTTTTCAGCACGGCGATCAGATCGCACGCTGCAAATGCACTGGCGGCAAGGGCCGGGATGACTTGCAGAGAGACCGTCATGACATGAGCAATTCGCCCGTCAGCGGCGCGCACTCCAGGTCCATTGCGGTCGAAGTCGATCAGCACCCAGGCCTGATCGCCCGGTGCAGTGAAATCATCATGGTTGCCGACGGTGAGGTTGAGGCCGGCGGTGTTGCGCAGTGCCGTCGCGATGGATGTAAACAGTTGCGACGGCTGCTGGATCGGTATGGGCATACATCACCTCCTTTTCAATCATCCACGCGCAGCCCTGCCGCCAACATGGCGGCATGGAAAAATATTCAGGGTTATGGCTGGTCGCGCGGCGGCACTTCGCAGACGCCGATACGCTTGGCCGCCCAGCGTTCGTAAAGGCCTATGGCGACATCAGCGCCGGCCATCGCCGTCAGGCAGCCAAACGCGCCAGCGGCCCAGATCGACATGCCGGCGGCATACAGCAGCATGATCGCCGACACGCCGCAGATCATGCAGGCACCGGAACGTAAGGCCAGACGCCTTACCAACGACCAGCCACGGGCGCCCTCCTTGTCGGCGCGCCACATTTCGCCGGACACCCCGCCAACGACGGCAAGGAGGATGACCAGCCAGATCGGCATGTCCGCCAACGCTTGTTGCTCGTTTGTCATGTCACGCCTCCGTGGGCAGTGGGTGATAGATGGAAATTGAGTTCAAATAATGTCTCTTCAGGCAGGCATTCCAAAAAGCCCGGCCTTGCGCCAGGCTTTTCAGCAATGCGGTCCCGCCGATCGATTACTCGAGTTGGAATCAGTAAGGTGCGACTGGCCACGCGATGTTCGCCGGATAACCCGACTGCTGATCGATGTCGCTGAGGGCGATGCAGTATTGCTTTTGGGCCAACAGCCGAGCCTGGTCTTCGCTGGTGGCGACGCCGACGTCGACTTTGAACTGCAGCGAGTTCATCAGTAACCAATTGGCGGCCCCATTCAGCAATTGCCACTTCTGCTGTTCGGCTTTGTTTCGCAGCTCTTCTTCGTCGGTGCAGAGAAGGTCCAGACCCCATTGAAGGTAGCGCTCCAACCCACCCGAATATCCGTACTGCCGGTTACATCAACCCAAACCGAGGTTGGCGAAGCGAGTGGTTCAAGAATCACTTCACTTTCTTTCAACTGGACAACTCGGTTGTATTCAACCAGTGCATAAAGACTCATTGGGTCTTCCTCATTTACTCTTTGGCAGGAATGTCGCCGTGCAACTGGCAGGTATTTAAAAGCCCGGCAACAAGGCCAGGCTCTTCAGTAATGCACTGCGCATTTCAATATTGCGGATGCGTCAAATGTCGCTTATGGCACTTCAGGCCAAATGACGCTCAGTGGATAGCCCGGCTGTTTGTTGACTTGGCTCATCGCGATGAAGAACTGCTTGTAGGCCAGCAGTGCGGCCTCTTCAGCAGGTGTAGCCAGCCCCAGCTCGACTTTTTGTACCAGCGCGGACGATGTCAGGGTGAAGTTGACTTTATCGAAACGAGTCACTCTTTCGTTACGCATTTGCATAGCCAACATGGACGGTTGCCCCCACATATCGCTATCAGTAAATGTCCAGACGCCGTCGGTGTTCACCGCGTTCCAGGAATAATCGATCTTGGGCAATGCGCTGACATCCACCCAGACTTGGTCCGCCGGAAACTCATCGGTGATCGGGTTCGCGGTTTCAAAAATGTTGTCGACTTTGCCAGCGACGACACGTGCGTATTTCTTCATGTTCATCATCCTTATTGAGTGCCGGCATCCCGGCGTTTCAGTTCCTGCCCGGTAGGCATTCCAAAAAGCCCGGCGCTTGTACACCGGGCTTTTCAGTAATGCGCTCCTTCGCCTTCCTTCCAATCCTGTGTTCGAGAAGGAAGCTGACTTTTCGGCGCTACTGGCGCGGTACGAGTCCATTCAGATTGTTTTTCCGACCGCGGTCCCTGCCCGCCGGATAACTGCTTCTGGTGCTTTACGCTGCACACCCGGGTCAGTTGCCAACCCTCTGAACCGTTGAGGCCGGTTCATCGCTGCCTGTTCTTGTGGAACTAAAGAGCCTGTCTTGCCAGCCGCTTTGTCGAGCGGCTTGGTGGCAAGAATATGCATGGATGCATATACAGTCAATGCGCAAATGCATTTATTTATGCATTAAATTTGCGCGCATGCATGAAAGCCATGCGGGCCAAGGGGTGGGGAGATTTCTGCAGGCGAAAAAAAACCTGCCGAAGGGGCAGGTTTCAGTTGGATGAACGAGAGTTAGCGGGCGTACATGCCCCACCAGAAGACGTGACCGAGGATGACGATCTGCTCTTCCTGGATTTCCTGAAAGCTGTAGTCCTCGTCCGGATGCTCGTCGCGATTGAAGCTGCGCAGACGGATGCCGGTGGGCAGGCGATAGAGTTGTTTCACGCGCAATTGGCCGTTGTGATTGATCGCATACAGATCGCCATCGATGATGTCGCCGATGCCGCACTTGCCGGCGTTGACGCCGACGGTGGCGCCATCACGCAGAACCGGCAACATGCTGTTGCCGCGTACGGTCACGCATTTGGCCTGGTCGAATTGCACGCCGTTGTGGCGCAGGCTGCGCTTGCCGAAGCGCAGGCTAGAGCGCTCGCTCTCTTCGATGACGAATCTTCCTGATCCAGCAGCCAATTCAACCTCGCGTAGAAAGGGCACCGACACCTCGTCGTCATCGACGGGCGTGTCGTCGTCCCACAGGCTTATGTCCTTGAGTTCCGCATGCACGTCAGCGCGAGTGCCGCCGGTCGTTGGCGCGACGTCCGCGCGCCCGCGCAACTGATCTGTGCTGACGTTGAAATACTCGGCGATCTTCGAAATGTGTTTATCCGAAGGATCGACAATCTTCCCGCTGAGAATCCGCGAGAGCGTTGATTGAGGCACGCCGGTGCGACGGTGGAGCTCCGTGGGGGAGATCCCGTGCTGGTCGAGCAGTGCTCTTAAGACGGAGGAAACGTTGCGTTTTTGCATAACGCGCATAGTGCTTGAAGTTTTTCGCGAAGACAAATGCTGATTTGCATAAATCGTGCATAGATCAACTTTTCTGTGCAAGTAAACGCTCACCCGACCGCAGTGCCTGCGTCGGGCTGACTGCCCATGGTAACCTTGCGCCCATCGCGGAAAAGCCCGGCCACTGCCCGCGCTTTGCCCTACATCTTTTAACGAGTTGCCCGACAATCCGATGAATAAAGCCGTCTCCGACCTGTCCTCCCACACTCCGATGATGCAGCAATACTGGCGCCTGAAGAATCAGCACCCGGACCAGCTGATGTTCTATCGCATGGGCGATTTCTACGAAATCTTCTACGAAGATGCGAAGAAAGCCGCCAAGTTGCTGGACATCACCCTGACCGCGCGCGGGCAGTCGGCGGGTCAGGCGATTCCGATGTGTGGGATTCCTTACCACGCGGCGGAAGGTTACCTGGCGAAACTGGTCAAGCTCGGCGAGTCGGTGGTGATTTGCGAGCAGGTCGGCGACCCGGCCACCAGCAAAGGCCCGGTGGAGCGCCAAGTGGTGCGAATCATCACACCGGGGACGGTCAGTGACGAAGCGCTGCTGGATGAACGCCGCGATAACCTGATCGCAGCTGTATTGGGCGATGAGCGCCTGTTCGGTCTGGCCGTGCTGGACATCACCAGCGGCAACTTCACCGTGCTCGAGATCAAAGGCTGGGAAAACCTGCTGGCAGAACTGGAGCGGGTGAATCCGGTTGAGCTGCTGATTCCGGATGACTGGCCAAAGGATCTGCCGGCGGAGAAACGCCGTGGCGTACGTCGTCGTGCGCCGTGGGACTTTGAGCGTGACTCGGCGTTGAAAAGTCTCTGCCAGCAGTTTTCCACCCAAGACCTGAAAGGCTTCGGCTGCGAAAACCTGACCTTGGCCATCGGCGCTGCCGGCTGCCTGCTGGCCTACGCCAAAGAGACCCAGCGCACCGCCCTGCCCCACTTGCGCAGCCTGCGTCACGAACGTCTCGATGATACCGTGGTGCTCGACGGCGCCAGCCGGCGCAATCTTGAACTCGACACCAATCTGGCCGGTGGCCGCGACAACACGCTGCAATCGGTGGTCGATCGCTGCCAGACCGCCATGGGCAGTCGCTTGCTTACTCGCTGGTTGAACCGACCGTTGCGCGATCTCACCGTGTTGCTGGCGCGTCAGACCTCGATCCGCTGCCTGCTCGACGGCTACCGCTTCGAAAAGCTGCAACCGCAGCTCAAGGAAATCGGCGACATCGAGCGAATCCTGGCGCGTATCGGTCTGCGCAATGCGCGACCACGTGACCTTGCGCGTCTGCGTGACGCTCTCGGCGCACTGCCCGAACTGCAAGTGGCGATGACCGATCTGGAAGCGCCGCACCTGCAGCATCTGGCGGCCACCACCAGCACCTATCCAGAACTGGCGGCGCTGCTGGCCAAAGCCATTATCGATAACCCGCCTGCGGTGATCCGTGACGGGGGAGTGCTGAAAACCGGTTACGACAGTGAACTCGACGAACTGCAATCGCTGAGCGAAAACGCCGGCCAGTTCCTCATTGATCTCGAAGCCCGGGAGAAAGCCCGCACCGGTCTGGCCAATCTGAAAGTTGGCTACAACCGCATCCACGGCTACTTCATCGAATTGCCGAGCAAGCAGGCTGAATCGGCGCCCGCTGACTACATCCGCCGGCAGACGCTCAAAGGCGCCGAGCGTTTCATCACGCCCGAGCTGAAAGAATTCGAAGACAAGGCGCTGTCGGCCAAGAGTCGCGCGCTGGCTCGGGAAAAGATGCTTTATGAAGCGCTGCTCGAAGACTTGATCAGCCAGTTGCCGCCGTTGCAGGACACCGCCGGCGCCTTGGCCGAGCTGGATGTGCTGAGCAACCTTGCCGAGCGTGCGCTGAATCTTGACCTGAACTGCCCGCGTTTCGTCAGCGAGCCATGCATGCGCATCACTCAGGGTCGTCACCCAGTGGTCGAGCAAGTGCTGACCACGCCGTTCGTGGCCAACGATCTGAGCCTCGATGACAACACGCGCATGCTGGTCATCACCGGCCCGAACATGGGCGGTAAATCCACTTACATGCGGCAAACCGCTTTGATCGTGTTACTGGCGCATATTGGCAGTTTCGTGCCGGCCGCCAGTTGCGAGTTGTCGCTGGTCGACCGCATCTTCACCCGTATCGGTTCGAGCGATGATCTGGCCGGCGGTCGCTCGACCTTCATGGTCGAGATGAGCGAAACCGCCAACATCCTGCATAACGCCACCGAGCGCAGTCTGGTGCTGATGGACGAAGTCGGGCGCGGTACCAGCACCTTTGACGGTCTGTCGCTGGCATGGGCGGCGGCCGAGCGCTTGGCCCATCTGCGCGCCTACACCCTGTTTGCTACGCACTATTTTGAACTGACCGTGCTGCCGGAAGCCGAACCTCTTGTAGCCAACGTGCACCTCAACGCTACCGAGCACAACGAACGGATCGTGTTCCTGCACCACGTTCTGCCCGGGCCTGCCAGCCAGAGCTATGGCTTGGCGGTGGCGCAGCTGGCCGGCGTGCCGAGCGAAGTGATTCTGCGAGCGCGGGAGCATCTGAGTCGCCTGGAAGATACCGCCTTGCCCCACGAGGCGCCGAAACCGGCAGCCAAGGGCAAGCCGTCGACACCGCAGCAAAGCGACATGTTCGCCTCGCTGCCACATCCGGTGCTCGATGAATTGGCCAAGGTCGATCTGGACGACATGACGCCACGTCGAGCGCTGGAAATGCTCTATGCACTGAAGAACCGGATATAAGCACTGAAGAAGCGGATATAACGCAATTCGCTTCAAGCTGTTAGAATCTCGCGCGGTTCGGGATGCTGCTGGCTCATAGCCTGGTCAGCAGGTATCGCTCCCGAACCTGGCGACCCCAACCGTGAAGGGGCAACGCTGCCGCCGCCTGAGGAGAAAATTAGAAATGCCCTTCGTCGTCACCGACAACTGCATCAAGTGCAAGTACACCGACTGCGTAGAAGTCTGTCCGGTGGACTGCTTTTACGAAGGCCCGAACTTCCTGGTGATTCACCCGGACGAGTGCATCGACTGCGCGCTGTGTGAACCAGAATGCCCGGCTGTGGCGATCTTCTCGGAAGACGAGATCCCAAGCGGCATGGAAAACTTCATCGAGCTCAATGCCGAGCTGGCGGATATCTGGCCGAACATCACCGAAAAGAAAGAATCGCTGCCTGATGCTGAAGAGTGGGATGGCAAGCCGAACAAGATCGAACAACTCGAACGCTGATCTACCCCCGCGCTCGACTGAAAGGCCCCTTGTGGGCCTTTTTGCTTTTGCAGGTTTTACTTTTCTGCAGACGAAAAAAGGGGCGGTATGACCCGCCCACATTTTTTCCCTATTCCCTGTAGTCCTTTTCATCGTCCTGATGAATCGCCTCCTGCGATGTCCGTTCCCCTCTTCCGTGAAGGGCGTGTCTGTCCGTCGACACAGCCCTGATATTAGAGAGTTTCCGCAGCGGAGCAATCAGGCTCAGGCGCAGGTCTACGCTGACATAAAGACATAACAATTTAAAAATATTCATATAAATCAGCAAATTACCGCTTAGCATTGATCGCAATCGCATTCTGCCGAAGTGTAAAAATAACGAACACTTACGACACAGTAAGCAAAGGCTTACAGCGCGAGACTACAAACTCAGAAAATGCTGACCGCTCGTCTGGCACCTCGCCCGACAAAGGCGATGCACGAGACAGGCATAAACAAAAAGCCCCGACTGATTGAATCAGCCGGGGCTTTTTTTGCGCGCGGTCGATCAGGCGCTTATTGGAACAGCGACTCGCTCGACAGGCCATTCTTCTCCAGGATCTCGCGAAGGCGCTTGAGGCCTTCCACCTGAATCTGCCGTACCCGCTCGCGGGTCAGGCCGATCTCCAGGCCGACATCTTCCAGCGTGCTGCTTTCGTGACCGCGCAGGCCGAAGCGGCGAATCACCACCTCGCGCTGCTTGTCGGTCAGCTCCGACAGCCATTGATCGATGCTCTGCGACAGGTCATCGTCCTGCAGCAGTTCGCACGGATCGGTGGGACGATCGTCAGTGAGTGTGTCCAGCAGGGTTTTATCCGAATCCGGACCCAGCGAGACGTCGACCGAAGAAACCCGTTCGTTCAGGCCCAGCATGCGCTTGACCTCGCCCACCGGTTTCTCCAGCAGGTTGGCGATTTCTTCGGG